TAATATTCTCCAAATATATGCATTCTTATTACGACTTATTATTTGAAGACGAGCTGATTTATCGTGAGTATTAAAGTTACCTCCAATAATATCAGCAACAAACAACATATCATAACTAGGCTGATAAATTTTAAACCACGTATCAGCTTCTTCTTCTTGGCATATAGGCGCATAAGGTCTCCACGAATCTGTATCACGCTTTTTAATTTGATTTAGCTTTTCTATGTTATCATCTGTGGGGATACATAGCAAGCTTCGATTTCCAAGCGCGCGAGGACCAAACTCTGCTCTGCCTTGAATAACTGGGACAATTTCCCCCTTAAGTAACCTAGCCGCTACTTCGTCAGTAGTAATTCCGTTATTAGCGCTTACCCCTAGATAAGCATTTTCCCAATTAGGTCTACAAATCAAAGCAGCAGCACCTAGAGCGCATCCAGCATCTCCTGCAGCAGGTTGTATCGCAATAGATTCAAATCCTGAATGTTTTTTAATATTAGTATTAGCTACACAATTGAGGGCGACACCTCCTGCATAAGCTAAATTTTTCATCCCAGTTTCTTCTTGTAGCCAAGTAGCTAAAGACAAAAGTACGTTTTCAGTTACACGTTGAACTGACGCTGCTACGTCCCAATCCAAAACGCCATAACCAACGCCGCGTTCAAAATTATGCAAGACAGTATAATCTCCATCTGCGTTCCAGTCTATAATTTTTTGATTTATCCAAGGCAGCCACTTAGGTTCTCCATAAGCAGCTGCTGCCATCACTTGAGACTCGTCAGAAAGAGGTTTAAGTCCCAAGAAACGAGTAGCACTAGAGTAAAATAAACCAATAGAGTTTGGATAAAGAAATCTTTTAATCCATTCAATTTTGCCTCCACGATAAACTCCTAAAGATGTTGAATATTTATTTCCGACAGTATCTACTACCATTACCGCGCACTCATACCAATCAGTCATAAGAATAGAGCTCATAGCGTGGGCTTCATGATGATCTACTAGAATAGGTTGTGCTTTCGTTATTTTTTTAATCTCTGATTTAAAATCAGAATATGTAGATTCTTCATAAAAAGCAGCAAATTCAAAATCTTCCCACGCATTCTGTAACCACGATATAGTATTGATTGGAAATGAATTATCATATTTTTTACGAGTAAAGCGTTCTTCGTGAGAAGCTCCTAAAATATGAGTATCTTTTAATGCTGCTGCGGCACTATCGTGGTGATAGCAGCTGACTCCTAGTATGTTCATCAAAGTACCTATTAAATATTGAGGTTAAATCTTTTTTAGTTTTACCTAAGTAGTTAGGAGAGCTTACAAAATCCACAAAAGCCCATCTGTAATTATCCACTACCGGCTGAATTCTATGAACCATAAAACAAGGAAAATACATGGTTTTGCCTGGTTTAGGGTATATTCTAGCTATTATCTTATCGGGTTCTGGTGCAGAAAAGTCTGTCTGTAAAACTCTCTCATTTTTCGGATTCCAAGTACCTATTTCAAAAGGCTTACCCTCAGTAAGATAAACAATATGCGTCCAAAAACGACTTGCTCTAGAAGAAGTAAGTCTCCCATGAGAATAATCTAGGTTATCAAAATGCCACTCATAACCTTCTCCTGGTTTTAATAAAATTGCAACTTTATCGGCTACATCACATCTCCACTGATGCCCGTACCTAGTATAGTTTTTAGAGCAATAGTCTACTAACTTTGTAGAACTCTTAGCTATTGATTCTGAGAACCCGACAGTAACTGCGTCGGCCCATTCTGGGTCAATGTAATCTTCCATCTATCATAAACCTCTTTAGCAAGTAAGGGTGCAAATGCAAAATGCCCTTTTTGATTCATATGACCTGCATATCCAGCATACTCACCCTCTTTCTTTGCAAAATCTCTTAAATATTGATTCCATATGCAAGGATGCCCTTGTATCAACGGATCTTCTATAACACAGGGGCGATAAATAGGAACAATCATAAGATTGTCTGGAGTACAAGTGTTTAAAACGGATAATACAAATAATACATGAGTACGCCAGTACCATTTTAGTTTGGTAAACTTTTTAAACCAAAGTTTCCTAGTCAAGTCCCCCCAAGGGTCTTCTGAACCATACGGATAGGGTAATAAATATTTATGCTCACCTGTAGGGTCTGCTCTGTGGTGATGCCCCACTAACCAGATAACCTTAAAATCCTTGACAAGTTCGTTTCGTATGATAAAATCAGCTTGAACATCTATACTGGCTCCAGTTTCTTCCCAGCGATTTTTTAAGCCTAGTATGTCAAATACCGTAAAGTTGGCCTCATCATTTTGCATAGACCAAGAATTACCCATAACAAAGATTTCATTATTAATGTACATAGTAACCTGCGGAGATAGTTTTACAAAAGGCGAAGGCCTTGAGAATAGTTCTCAAGCATATCCTTACCAACTTCAAAAGTTATTAAAATCTGATAAATTAACTAATCTTTCTCAAAGTGGTGCATCTGAATACCTTATTACAGCACAAGTTGAGGAAGCTGTCAAGTTAAAACCTGATTTGATTGTAGTCGGCCATACAAGCGAATATAGGTGGCAAGTATGGGACGTAAGAAACAACATAACTCAAGGATTCATAGTCGCGAACCATGTGATTAAAAATGAAAAGTACTATAGAAACTGGATACTCTCTGAACAAATTTTAGCTAATCGTAGGTCAGAAGATAAAAAGCACCAAGCCGCGTGGCACGCAGCTGGAATGTTATATTACTCGGATGAAGAGTTAGTAAGAAGGCTATGGAGTGGGGCAGTAGCGAAACAAATATTATTGTGTCAACGAGCCAATATACCAATGATACATCATTGTTGTTTTCCCCACCTACACCCGCTTCTAGAAGAACTAACCGATGACTATGTAAAATTTCATCTAGACTTAGAAAAGCACGACGACTTTGCCCCCGATAACTCTCATGCAGGGGCAATTAGTCATATGAAATTAGCAACACTGCTTATGAGCAAGCATCTACCCACTCTTTAATTTCATCCCATTTTTCCTCTTCTTCTTCAAGAGAATTTTTGCGAACAATAGTGGCTACTTTAGTGATAGTAGCGACAGGTAAGCCATATTCAGTTTTAATGTCCTTTTTTAGCTCTGCAATAGATTCTCGAATAGATTCTGCTTGAATCATCAAGTCTACGATGCGTGAAATTTCTTTACGTACTTCTTGTTTTAGTGCTGGTTCCATTTTATTCCTCAAAGTTAAAAAGGTTGAAGTCTGTCCAATAGCGATCTGCTATTAAACTTTTTTGACTACGACTGAGAGATATTTCCATGTTAGAAACATTAGCTCTTTCTAATGTACAACCATGAGTTTTTAGCAAATGTGTTAGGCTAAATAAATCTTCGTCAAAGTCATATATTAATTTAGGTATTATAATAAAATTATCAGAACATAAGAAGCGATAAATGGGTTGAAAATGGTGATTACAGTCTTCTAAATCACGCTCATCGAGTAAATAATGTAAAAAATAATTTAGATTATGAACTCTCGATAAATTTATATTAGGATCTAATTCTAAACAGCGTTCAGTGTCCCGGAGAGCAAAATGTTTATATAAGGCTAACAACCTGCGATAAGGAGAGCGAACAACTGAAATATTAAAGTTACCGTTAACTTCTGCATAACTCGGTGTTATGTAAGTTAAGTTTAAGTTGTGATGTATGTAGTAGTAATCAGTAGAAGACTCATCAAATATTTTTTGCTTTGCAAGTGCAGCTTTTACAGCCGTACAACCACATTTAGGAACTGCCCAATAGTTTAATTTGTAGTCTGTAAATTGAGTTATATTAAAGAATTTACTTTTATCATACTTTTTCATCCAAAAACTCCCTCAAGTCTAAGACTCTATTTTCAAAGTTTTTTTGATTATGTAAAAATATAGGCTCACAGTCGTCTAACAAAGATTTCATTTCAGAACTACTTGATTCAATTACTTTTTTAGCCTCTATAAAAGCTCTCATAAAACGTTCATAGTCACTAGAAGTTTGATCATAAGTTTCATTAATCATTGGATGAAATGATTGATAACCTAGTTGATTGAACCATTTAAGTGTGTCTTTTTGTCCAATAACAACAAAGGGCTTTTTACAAGCTATATTTCGCCATATTTTTTCAGTTATTAAAGGCCAATCTATAACGTTATCCGAAAAATACGCTTCTATAACTAAGTTAAAATCTATCGCATCCATTGCTTTAGAAATAACTAAAAAATCGTCTGTAGTATGATGTTTACCAGAAGTAAGTGGTTCAATGTTTAAATCTTTTAGTCGTGAATCATTACAATCATTTTGTAGAGCTTTGTATGTCTCAGGAAGAAACTCTCCTTGAAAGTCAACACTTACTAAACCTTTTTTTAATAAGTCATTTTGCTCCAATAAAGTATTAATGAGTACAGCACCAATATGTTTATCTGTACGCTTATTAAGTAGTAAAAATCTTTTTTTAGGGTAATCAGGATCAACATTTTCTGGAATACCAGGCCATTCGTAATCTAAAGGAATATTGAATCTCAAATGTTTATTCTTACCTTTAGTTTCTAAAGTAAAAGTATTATGAGGGTCATACATATGCCTAGCACAGAAATGAAGTTCTAAAAAGCTAGGAAAACAGTGAATTCGATTATGATCTACAAATCGTTGATCACTAATATTTATATGTAATCTGTCGTTAGGAACTTGAGTGCAGTCATCTAAAGATGCAATAAGCTGTTCAAAGTCATAACGATTAGGAGGCTCCATAGAGGCATCAATTATTACCCGTCCTTTTCCCTGTTTTAAAGAATTAATTACACGCTCATCTATATAAGACCAAAAAC